CCGGTCTCGTGCTCGCGGCTCAGTTCCCAACGACCGACGCCAACGGTGTGGCCATTCAGGAATTCGCGACTGACCTCGGTACCGTCGCAACCCTTTCGACGGCTGCTGTCGGCGTGTTCGTTACGCATGGCAACGCGACGCCGGGCACCAAGACCGCAGCCCAGACCTGGAACGCCACCGTCACCATCACCTGGACATAGGAGCAGGAGCAACAATGGCAACTTTGACAGGTGCTAACATCGCGAGGGTGTACAGCAATGATGCGTCCGACCGTACCTGCCTATACCGCGTATCCAATGTGACATATCAGGACACGGTAGACCTAGGTCCAGGCGGAGTTGCCACCGACTTCCAGGTGGTAAAGATGGCAGCATTCGTAGCGACTACCGCGAACCAGGTGTACAACATACCGTGCGCGGTCAGCAACGGGACGGTTGTACAGATTCCTGCCGGCTTGAACAATGATGCCGGATACCTCCTGGTCTGGGGAGACACGGACTAATGGCTCAGCAAAACTGGGTGAACCTGCTTAACTACGGGGTACCCTGGCAGACAACCCAGGGTACCCAGCTGGCTACGTCTGCCACAACCGCGACGATTAGCCCACAGGCAGCCGGTCCGCAGGACTTCGTCTTGCCGGCGCAGGCGAATGGCCTTCAGTGGTATCCCGGTATGGCGCTGAAGATTGACGCGCGCGGTACGTACGGCTCGGCTGGCTCAGCCTCCAACCTGACCGTGTGGCTGGCGGTTGGTGTCTCGGGCACGCTCGCGACCGCGCTGTGCACCACGGCCGCCTTCGCGCTCGGTACCGGCACGCTGAGCCCGATGTCCTGGGAGCTAAGCTGCAAGCTGGCCTGTACTGCCCTTGGCTCAACGGGCAATACGCTCGTGTCTGAAGGCAAGTGGATAGGTGGCACTGTGGTGTCGCCGACCGTGGCAGCGTCTGGTGCTGGTGTATGGCCGATGCCCTGGCTTGCCACTGCCTTCAATACCTACACTGCCGCGACGGCGATCGGCCTCCGGGCAAGCCTTTCGACCGCATACGGGAACATTCAGTGCGACCAGTTTGAGATATACCAGGTATGCTGAATGCCTCCGTCCGGGACCGGGCCGGAACCGGAACTGGGCTCGGTACCGGGACACATTGATGCGGGCGGCGGTGACTGGTGGCCATTGTATCCCTAGGAACACCTGCCGTAGCTCATGGCACAAGTGGTTCGGTAACAGGCACATGGCCAAATGGCACCCCAGGTAATGGCGACTTCGTTCTTGCGGCTGTTAGTTCGGGAGCTTCAACAAGTACGACGCCCATAGTTGAGGGTTCCGGTACTTGGAACCTACTCTGTATTTCGTGCTCGTCTACGCAGCCATGCTCTCAGGTAGCGTGGTTCTACAAGGTAGCAGGCGCTAGCGAGTCTGCACCTAGCTTTACCAGCACTCAATCCGGTACCGCTGGTGGTATGAGTGCTATACTCTTTGACTTCACGGGCGTAAACACCAGCGACCCTATTGATGTAATGGGGTTCAACGCCAATTTCTCGGCGGGTTCCGTTACAGGCTTGTCGGTGGTCACCAGCGGCAATGTTGCGTCATCGGGCGAATATGCTCTATTCGCATCTTGCCATGAACGTGCCGCAGGTACCAATACTTGGACTGCCCCAACAAACTTTACGAACGTAGCCAACGACGGTGCAACCTCTACTCGATCACACCTAGCTGTTGACTACTATTCCAATCCACCCAATGGTTCAACGCTTACCGCGTCAGGTTGGTCCTGGACTACTCACTCGTCTGCCTGGTACTGCGCAGCTCTTATTGTTCTGAATCCGTCGGGCTCTGCATCTTCAACCTATGTTTATGCAGCACCCGGTGCTGGAGCATCATTCAGCGGCGACAGCGGTATTGCTCTTTCGGTAAAGGTTCTTACCGGTGGTATTGAGGCGGGCGGAAACAGCCTTGGCACCCAAGGCACTGCAATTGCAGAATCGCCCTTTACGCCAACTTATAGCAATTCGTATCTTGTCTATGGCGCGGTGAACTACACGACCGATACGGCTTTCACAGCCCTCAGCAACACGACTCTTGACTTCAACTATCTGAATACCGTTGTTCAGCAGCAATATGCGGGTGGTTATTTCAACGGTACCACTTCTGCGGGTGTGCAGATATCTGATATCGGTGTTTCAGCACCTTCGGGTGATGCTTGTGCGTGGTGTATTTACGAAGTACAACCTTCGGGCGGCAGTAAGCCAGCGCTAGACGCTTCAACCCCCACAATTCAAGAAAACCCCAATACGGTTTGCGCGGTTACCCCGCGTTTTAGCCCGCCATCGGGATCTGTTCTTGTTGCAACAATTGTGGGTGATACCACAACAGCCGTCTCCAGTGTTACCGTTCAAGACAACAACGGTCTGACGTGGACTAAGCGGGCTCTTGGTCAAGCGGCAGCCGATGGTTATGCGGCAATTTACACCGCTACTTATACAGGTCCGGCCATTGTTGGTCCGATTAACCCAATTCCGATTCCGCCTGGCTTCATGTCGCCAATGGCATGGCAAGACCGGGCCGGTCCGTACCAGTCGACAATAGACATTGAGTCTCTGACGCTCACCGACGCAGGCATAGGTACCGACACGCTCGGTATATCCTTGGGTGCTGCGCCGGTTGATGTGCCGCTTACAGATTCTGGTACTGGCACCGATGCCCTAGGCATCACCGGCAAGGTTGCGCTCGGTGAGACTGGCGCCGGAGCAGTTAATCTGTTCGTGCCCGCGTTTGCTGTTGCCGGGGCCGGTACGGTGACGCTCACATCGACAGCCTCTATCTCGCTGTCGGTTACTGGGGCCGGTACGGTTTCGCTGTTCGTGCCCGCGTTTACTGTCTCGGGAACCGGGACTGCCGCCCTAGGCATAAAGTCGTCTGTTCCGCTGGCTGAGACTGGCACAGGCACAGTTAAGCTGTTCGTACCGGCCTTTGCGGTTACTGGGGCTGGCTCTGTCGTACTTACCACGACGGCCTCCATAGCTCTGTCGGTAACGGGTGCTGGTGCCGTATCGCTATTCATCCCTGCATTTGCCGTTGGCGGAGCAGGCAGTGATTCGCTCGGAATAAAGTCTTCGGTACCGCTGGCGATTGCCGGTTCAGGCACAACTGCTCTGTTCGTTCCTGCGTTTGCTGTTGCAGGAACAGGCACGGTCACCCTTACTACAACGGCCTCTATTGCGCTAGCTGTTACGGGCGTTGGCGCTGTTACGCTGTTCGTTCCGGCGTTCGCTGTCAGCGGAGCAGGCACGGTAACGCTCGGCATCGCCTCGTCCGTGTCGTTTACTGGTACAGGGGTCGGTAGCGACACGCTCGCAGTAAGCATTCTGACTATTGTGCCGGTAGCACTGTCGGTTACCGGCTCCGGAACCACAGCGCTGTTTGTCCCTGCGTTCCTGGTTACGGGTGCTGGTACGGTTGCGCTCAGTGCGCCGGGCTTCCTGGTTACCGGCTCGGGCACGGTCACGCTTACTTGTACGCTGGCCGGGCTGGCTGTCTCGCTACCAGACACCGGAGCCGGGACACCGGCGTTGTACGTGTCGCCCGCGCTCACGGTCTCCGGGGCCGGGACCGACGCGCTAGGCACGGTCGCCGGCGTGGCCGTGAGCGACACAGGGGCCGGAACGGCGACGTACTGGCCCGGTACTAGGCTCACGGCCTCCGGGGCCGGTAGCGACGCGCTCCTTGTCGCGCGGGCCGCACCGCTCGCGGAGGCCGGTAGCGGCCTAGACACGCTCGGCGTCCAGATATCTGTGGCGGTACCGCTGACCGACGCCGGGCACGGTCTAGCCACGCTCGTAATCACAGCCTTCACGGTCATCGGGCTGCCAGAGGCCGGATCCGGGACCGATGCGCTACTTGTGTCGCCTGGGCTCGCGGTCTCCGGGCAAGGTAGCGACACGCTCCGTATTACCGCGCGCCTAGCCGTCAGCGAGACGGGGCACGGCCTAGCCACACTCAGCCTAACCCAGCCGACCGGCCTGGCCGAGGTAGGCTCCGGTAGCGACTCGCTAACAGTTGGCCTTACGGTGCCGCTGGGCGAGATCGGAGCCGGGACCGATGAGATTGGGTTTGTGTTCGTTGGTGGTGGCGGAGGCGGCTGGGGTCCTATCCCGGCCGAATTCAAGACCACCGGGCAAGGTGACGATACATTCTCTGTTCCTGGATTCCCTGGCCAGGTAACAATCACAAACAGGGTAGCAAATCCTGTAACGATTGGGCAACAGGCCGGACAGGTATCAGTTCAGAATGTGCCGGCTCCAGGACCCAGAGTATTCTTGACCCAGCTAGCCGGGGCAGTAACAATATCGAATCGTCCAGCGGATCAAGTACAGGTGGAGAATTGGTCGTGAACGTTTACGTAAGTGGAACTCGTGTGCGCTCTGAAGCCCAATTTGTGGATGCCAGCGGGGCAGCCGCAGATCCGGATGTAACTACATTCACGTACCGGCCTGGAACTGATGCACCTACTACGGTGGCACCAACGAAAGACTCAACAGGAGTGTACCATTACGACATTGACACCTCCGGGTTTGCCGGGCCCGACCTCCTGCTGTATGCCTGCCAGTGGGAAGGTACTGGCGCAGTACAGGTTATCGGAGACGACTACTTTCAGGTGAAGCCACCTGCCTTGTAGGAGTACGATGTGTAGGACCTTAAAACGGTACGGTAGGCGGTTGTTATACCGGGCCGGACGCCGGGGAATCGCCCTGGCAATATTCACGGCAACATTCGCGACATATGGGATAGGTCTGGTGCTCGGCTACAAGCCAACTGTACTACAGGCATTGCACCTACGGATATGGATCTTTGGATGGATGTGGATTGCGGTAGCGATGATCTGCTTTACAGGGATATTCGCCACCAACGATAAATGGCACTTCGCGCTTGCAGTCTTTGCTATGGCAGGATGGGCCCTGCTGCTGGTCATTTACTGGCAGGGCGCATACGGCTGGGCGTCTGCCGTGTCGTGGATGACTCCGTGTTTGCTTGCCGTGCTGATTTCAAGCTGGCCTGAATTTTAGATAGGTGGACGATGAGACTGCACCGGATATTCCGCTGGGCGCAGCTCCGCGCGCGATTCCGGTCAACATTCTTGTTCATCATAGGTATCACCGAGCTGCCATACGGCATTGCGTTGTGGCTCGGGTCCGTAGCGAAACAGCCGCTACATTGGTGGCCCGGTTATGCCAGTGAGGTCCTTGGCCTGCCGCTTACCTTCTGGGCATGGGCATGGATGATTGTAGGAACATTTCTACTTGCTACATGCTGGCTGCACAATGACCGTCTACAATTCGCACTTGCTGTGGCGCTGAATGTGGCCTGGGCCGGGGCAGTCATACAGCACGCAATAACTGGGCCGAGTGAGTCCGGGGCATGGGGACCGGCTTCTATCTACTCAGGGATCGCAGCTGGAATTTTTATGATCTCTGCATGGCCTGATCCTGTACCTCCGCCGAACGGCCCACTCGGGCCGTTCAAGGAGGAGGAGGAGGAGGAGTGAGCGCGCCATGGGAGCCGATTCTAATTGGCGCAACTAGCCTACTGGTATCGGGGATGTCATTCATCTATGCCTCACGTGCCCAGCTGGAGAACCGTAGGGCAGAGGAGGCACGTACCAGCAAGCAACTAGATGCAGCTAGGCAGGCAGTTGATGCCGCCGCATACGAAAGAGCCAAGAATTTGTATGAAGCAGCGATCGCGAATATGGAGCGGCAGAATGCGAGCCTACGCGATGAGGTAGAACAGCTTAGCAGGGAGAACGCCGAGCTACGTCGCAAGGTAGCTGTCCTGGAGCACAGGCTAGATCAGCTGGAGGCAATCCAAGAACAGAAACGAGAAGGATAGCTACGTCGCGGGCCTGGAGTTATACTTGGGCTGGAGCTACAGTTAATGCCTGCCGGAAGGAGGCGAGGACTTATGCGGCGCTGTCAGTAATGGCGCCTGTTGAAGCGCCTGTTGTCTGTCTTGCGCGTGTTGGTGCCGGGCCTGGGGCTGGCTAGCTCCTCCTAGGCCCGGCACTTTGCTATCTAAGAGTATAGAAAGCAGTAGGATGCCAGCCCGCGCTCCAGTGGTGATAACCGACCTGGGTTCCGGATTCAAGCGCGCCGAATGTTGTTCCTGGCCAGGCATACAGCTCGACATGGCCGGTTCCGAAGAATGCCAGATCGCCGGCATGCGGTGTTGTAGTGGGCGTCAGAACCGGACTCGCGAGCATGGCATAAGTGTCACGGCCAATGTCGACTCCCTGGTGTAGGTATGCCTCATAGACCAGCCCGGAGCAGTCATAGCCTGGGCCTGTGCCTCCGTACAGATACCAGGCTCCTTGCTGGCTCAGCGCCCAGTCATAAGCGCCAGTGACGACGCTAGCGCTGTGCTCGGCTGCGTATGCCTCGCCCGGAGCCGGCCAGGAGGAGAACCCCAGCACCAGCAGTCCGGCGAACAGCATGCCGATTACGAACTTCTTCATCATACCCCGCAATCTGGTGCAGTAGTCCATGGCTCCCAGTTCGTACCGCCATGGCTTAGCCAGACCGCAGCCCGCGCGTTACCAAGTGGGTCGTAGGTCGCGTCTCCGTTGACCGGATTGATTTGCCAGTATCCCTCTTCCCCGACGGAGCCAGTAGCGTACTGATTCCCGCCAGATTCGTGCTCGGCTATGCATGCGGCGGTGGGTGCCGCCATAGCGCTGCCACCTGCCGATTCCCACAGTGCCTCCAGACCTGAGTAGCTAAGGCTGCCTCCTAGCCCAGAGTGCGGGACCATTGCCGCTCCTACTTCCTTGTAATGGCGGGGTGGAGGAGGGGCTGGATCCGTCGCGGTAAACGGCTGGGCAGGATCAGCAGTGGATGGGATGGTGAGTACCTGTCCTACTAAGATCAGGTTCGGATTGCTGATCTTGCCACGATTCGCGTTGTAGATTGTAGACCACGAGAATGCATTGCCGTAATACCTACCGGCGAGTGCGCTCAGGGTATCGCCCGGAGCTACGACATGAAACGTGCTTATTGTAGCGGCCGTGAATGTGGCCTGGGTGGTTGCCTCTAAGCTGACCGTCTGTGCTACCTGTGCTGAACTTGCATCTGCATCAGGTGCCATGAATGTAAATACTACCGAGACTGCCCCCAGAATTGCCCCCGGAATTGCATGGTGCATTAGCCTTTCCTTTGTGCGGAGAATCTGCCGAAAAGGCAGCAGGCAATTTGCCTTCCGGGTGACGCTACTAGTGCATGGGCATCGGGCTAAACCACCGCAAAGGTTACCATTCCGTTACCTAACGGCTACCTTCGGCCGGGGATCCGCCGACTCCGTGTCCGCCGGCAAGGTCCGCGCACGCCACCGAGGCTGTCGAGGCGTCGCTGAACCGGGGTCCCCGGTATAAGGGCCTAGGGCTAGCGGCCTCGACCATTGTAGCGATTCTTGCGGAAGAGAAGAGCAGAAGGGGAGGCAGCGTAGCGAGCCCTGAAACGCTGCCTCCCCTTGCCGGTATCGCCCGGTCTGGCGCTCTGCGGCTCGTCGGGTGGGGCCTTATTCGACGCAGAGATTAGGCGCCAGCGTCACCGTTCCTGCGCCAGGGACGAGTATAGCGGCGCACGACGACGGAAGCGGGGTATTCGAGAAAAGCGGAAGGGACGGCCTGCATGCAAACAGGCCGCCCCCAGCTGAAGAACAGAGAATACATCTGGTATTCTCCCTCCAGCCTCTAATATATATCGATGGAAAAGGCAGAGAGGCAGGACCCTGGAGGACAACTACCTCTCTGCCCCGGAAGGAGAACGACGTCGGCCGCAAGGACCCTCCAGCGTTAACTATACCTGCGGTGGCCCGATGTAGGGGCAGCGACACCGCAGTGTGTAACTAACTGTGCTTTGCGCTCTGCCGAACTTGGCTGCTATTGCTCGCTGTGTCCATCCCTGACTAGCAAGCTGCTGCATTTCACGGGCCTCGTCATCACTCACTCGTGAGAGCGGATGCGCCTCGCCACGTGGGAATTTGTATCCTCTTCCGTCAGTCATCAGCGTGCTCGTGCCCCAGATCGGTACGGAGCAGGTGAAGCTGCCGGTGGAACTTTCGGTAGCAAAGCATGACGTAAGCAGACATCACTCTCGGCTCCAGCCTACTTAGTCCACCAAGAGACTCAAAGTGCCGCAGGTTCATGTGCTTAGCAAATGTCTCGTCGTCCATGTTTCCTGCGGAAGGAACAACGACAATCGTACCCTCCATCATATTGGTCATACCTACCCCTTAATTCATGCCAATATCTACAACTAGGTGTATTTCTTTCTGCCTTACGGCAGCCACGGAGCCTTTCCAAGAAAAATTGCCAAGGCACGTTCTCTTGAGAGTGTTCCGTTATTCATCTGCCTGTACACCCTAGCCATCGCTAGACAGCCCTTACGCTGCCAGCATTGCTGTACGCCTACACGGTGCTTGTACCGTGCCATCAGCTGGTTCATGCCTGGCAGGTTTTCGTCTGAGATCTCAGGCCACACATCATGCCAGGCGATATCCCAGCGAGTGCCCCGTGGCCACTTTATGGTGTAGGCGTCGTCCTGGTGAATTGCAATTCTGTCGTCCGGGATCAGAGGTCCGACGAGCCCAATGACATCCGGGTCTTTCTCTACGACGTCAATGTGACCGATCCCTGAAAACTGAAGTGCTCCGTGGACAACAAGACCTAGCCCGAGACCATTGACCAGTATTCGTTTATCCTTTTGTGCTTCTGATCTGTGTAGCTGACGGAAGAATGGATAGTGCTCTGCGATCTCGGCTCGCGTATCGCTCATCCACAATTTCTTCTCCGGTCCGTCATCTCCCTGGACCGTCTCGACTAGCCTGCGGAATACACCAGAGCCGGTATCGCGTTCCATCCCTTCAAGCTGTATTCTTTCGGCCCTTGTGTTGTTTGGGATCCTGAATGTCTCGATGGCCATCCGGCCGTAAACGGCAGCCGGGTAGTCTACTTGAAACTGGCGCCAGGAATTGTCAGCGTCTAGAATTCTGATGGCTTCTGCTACTGTTATGTACCCACCCATGTCGCCAGCCTGCTCTCTAATCTGGGTCAATGACGAACAGCCGGTCTACCATTACCGGCGTACCGAAGCCAGCGATGCGGTTGCCAATAGCAACAACAACGTCGTGGTTCGTCGCGATTGACTCAATTGTACGCTTCAGCTTGGGCATGGTAAAGCGATTGATGCGGAGGTACACTTCTTCGTCTGTTGTGTCGTAGCAACGTAGCGAGCAGTACTCGAGCAGGTCTGGACGCTTCAGCGTCTTGAGGATATCCTCGGCCTCTTCTCCGGTTCGCGAGCGCCGGTTCTCTACTGCGTCCTGGTAGTTACGCTCCCTGACGATGCCGGCGTAGATGACTCGCGGGCCTTTACCATAGTTAGCGCGGGCATTAGCTCCGTAGGTCTCTTCAACGTACTCGGCCGCTACCTCGGCACCGTTGTGCGTAGGGGTGGGGATCATGCGCTGCTTAGCCACCCAGCTGAGCGCGCGGCGCATACGGGCCTCGGTAGCCTTCAGCCCAAAAGGATCGTGCGCAGTCGCGAATGTCTCCATGCGCTCGCAAGTCTTCGGGCCGATGCCAGGGATGGCCTGGAGGTGTCCCCAGTTGACAATGGTGCCGGGCGGAATAGCGGCCATGTACTCGTCAATGTTAACGGCTGTCTTGTCACCTATGCCCGGTATCTGCGCCCAGCCCGCCACGAGGCCCAGATTCGGAACCGATGTCCAGGTCCTCTTCGAGTAGGCCAGCTTCGGCGGACTCACGGAGATGCCGTGCGATAATGCATCCCGCATGAGCTTGTATTGCTGTTCCTTGTCCGTTGCCTTCGCGAGCGAGGCAGCGTAGAACGGCAGGGGATGGTGCGTCTTCAGCCATGCAGTCCAGAAAGCCAACATTGAGTAACTGATAGCATGTGCAATGTTGAAAGAATACGTTCCAGAGGTTACTAGTCGTTTCCATATCTTATCCGCCAGTTCCGGCTTGATGTTGTGAAGCTGTGCTGCCCCGTCCTGAAATTGAGTGTAGCTCATCTGAAAGGCAGCCTCGCCTAGCTTCTTGGATATAATGCGCCGGATCTGGCCTACGGAGAACCAGTCAAACCCGCCGATCTCTTTCAGAATTCTGAGGATTTGTTCTTGGTAGATGATCTGGCCATAAGTATCACTCGTGACTTGATCCACCAGAGGATGAAGTCGTTCAGGTTTCGCACGACCGTGTCGTACTCCGACATATGCAGCAGTCTGCCCTGAGAAGAGAGGACCTGGTCGGCTGAGCGCATTGATGTCGGCGATGTGACCGAAGTGATCTGGACAGACATCTCTATTGACCAGTCTGGTAGCGCGACCCTCAAACTGGAAGACTCCAGTGACGTCTCCTCTTCTAAATGCATCAATCGTCTCCTTGTCCGTATCGGGAATAGCATATAGGTCTTCAAGAACAAGGCCAGCCATCTCGAGGCACCGTGCAATCATGCCCATTGTCGAAAGGCCAAGGAAGTCCAGCTTCAGTGCGTCAATGTATTCAACGTCATATTTGTCAATACTTAGCACCCGTGTTCCATTGCGCTCGTAAACTGCGCATATGTCCGTCAGCGGACTGTTGGCAACGATGAGTCCGGCCGCGTGAACGGACATACCACGCACGTTCCCTTCCAGCCGAGTCGCCTTCCACAGATCAGGAAATTGGTCAAATATGGCTTTGGCATTAGGGAACATTGCGGCTGTGTCTTCGAGAGAAGTATCAAAGCGTGAGTCTCCACCGGAGCGCTCGATGATGAGATTGCTGATGGCTTCTTTTGCTGAGAACGGAACTCCATAAACTCGCGCAACATCGACAAGAGAATTCTTACCACGATAACGAACAAAATTGCCGATATGTCCCACACAATCAGCTCCATACTTAGATGCCAGATAGTTGTAGACATCCTCGCGCCTCTCGTCGCTACAGTCAACATCGATGTCCGGTGGGTCGGCCCTAGAAACGTCTAGGAAGCGCTCAAACAGCATCATGGGGTACTTATATGGGTCGATCTCCGTAATCCTCAGGAGCCACGCTACAACGCTGGCAGCGGTGCTTCCCCGGCCAGGCCCGAACGGGATACCGGCGTCCTTGCCCCAGCGCAGGGCGTCCGAGGTGAATAGGAAGAAGTCAGCCAGCTCCTTGTCCAGGATCAGCTTCATTTCGTACTTGACGCGGTCGGCATACCAGTCCTGCTGCTCCTGTGGCCTGGCCCCTACGCGCCGGTACTTCCAGCCAAACCGGAGCCAGGCCCACAACAGCTCTTCGGCAGTCACGGCAGCACCGCATCATAGCCAGCGCGCGCCATCTCCGCGTCGCCCATCCCGGTGTGAAGGGCAAATTGCTCTGTGTCGATCCCGATCTTTGCGAACAACTCTCTGGAATTCCATGGCGGCTTCAGGCCGAGCTTGCCAGCGATCAGCGTCTCGACATCCACTAGGTGGTAGTTGTTAGTGAGGCACCAGCCATGCCGTCGTGCCCAGTACGACAGCATCCGGACATCAAAGTCGATCACGTTGCCGACGATGATTGCACGATCAAACAGCTGCGCAATCTTGGCTGCGACCATCTGTGGATCCGCCCACTCCCTGGGCAGGCGCTTATAGAACCTGCCAACTCCGAGCGCGATTGGGTCAGCCTTCTCCAGGTCCGGCTTGATGAACCACTGATACGGCCTGTCCAGGTAGGAGCCGAGCCATGGGTCACGGACAATCATCCCGATGTCCCATGGCTCGTGGCCCATCCACTCGTACAGGCCAGTGGTCTCCAGGTCAAGGAATATCGTGCGCCTCGGACTATCATCGCTTATGATGCACCTCCAGTTTTCTTACCGCTACATATCCTGTACGCTGTTGAGGAGGCCGCACTTGGTGCACCGAACATAGCCGGAGTCCTGGCCCTTGGCGCTGTATGTATGGGAAATGAGGCATCGCCTGCCCAATACCTTGCGGTCCCTTCCGCACCGGGTACAGACTTGCTTCTGCTCGCCATACTTCTTCTTACCGCTGTTCTTCCAGTCGTGCGAGAACCAGCAGGCTGCCTTACTTACCTTCTTATTCCGCACAGCACCACACGAACACTTCTGCTGCTGAACTCCGCCGTGCATCTGCCTTCCGTAGTTCTTCCATTTGTGAATGTGGTTACGGGTGCTTGAGGCCATCATGTACTCCCATTCGTCTGCTTGGCACCGCATATGTAGTTGCCAAGTCCAGTCTCAGTCCATTCTACTGGAGTCCGGCCGGCAAGCGCTACGTCGATCAGCGGGCAATCTTCAGAGTGGTGAATACATCCACGACACGTATTCCATTGCCAGATTTCGAATTGGCTTCCATTGCAGAAAGCTGGAGGGGAACCGGCAGCCTTATTCCAGAGGTCCTCGAAGCTCATCGCCATGGTTGTAGATCCTGTTCTGAGATAGGGTAGCGGAGCCGGTCTGCCTTGGGAAGCGTCACGTTGCATCGGCTGGCTACCATGACGCTGTTAGCGATAGCCTCGCGTGCAGCCTGTAGGGACAGCCCGGTACGGACTAGCCGGAGCTTTAGGTCATCGTCGCTCTCCGGCAGAGTCAAGGGGACCTCATAGTTCCACTCGCGCATGGCGTCGTCGACACTGTGCTTGCCCCTGTGGACGGAGTGTAGCACGGCCTGCATCTCTCCGTCCTCGGGCCTCGGGTAATGAACGTCGCACGTCACGACGAGACCAACACCAGCTACCTTAGCCATCCGTTCATATGCCGGGTTCATCGCGCACGTCCGCTCCAGCTCATAGAACGGCTGGACTTCTATGAAGTAGTCGTCTCCGAAGATGCCGGCGAACCGTTCGATGACGAGCATTGCTCGCATGTAACCTTCGGCAGCGTCGGCTGGCTCTGGGATTCCCTTTCCTCCAAGTAGCTCGCAAGCGAGCAGAGAGCCTGAGCAGCCGCTGAGTACAATGATGCCTTCGCTGTTAACCAGCAGGCTACTGCCTGACACAGTGGGGTGGTAATAGTAGTCAAGGTATGACTGGGTGACGATTTGGTTAAGGTTTCGGTAGCCATTACTGTCCTTCGCGAGAATGGTCAGATGGTTCTTAAATTGCTGACGGTTGTCGCCTACCGATCCGCAGTAAGCCTCCAGGCCAAATATGGGCTTGATGCCGGCCGCGTTTGCAGCCTTCTCAAGCTGGAAATGGCTCGATACACCTCCGTGCTCGGTTAGCGCGATGGCCGAGTACCCCAGCTCCTTCGCTCGCTCGACATGCTGAGCTGGGGTACCAAATCCATCCCCGAACGAGAACGTGGAATGGTGATGCAGATTAACAAACTCCATTCCTGTCCTCCTTGCGCCACCTGGCTACTGCTCGTTCGGCCTTGCCGATGTAGACATCTGGATCAAGCTCCTTCATTACGCGGAGCCATTCCTCGTCTGTCCATTCAGCAACCGGGATCTGATCCGTCATCTGGCTCGCCTCCATTGCCGGAGCTGTGTCTGCCTGTTTGCCTGTCGGTGTTTTCCCGCCTCCCTATTTCGCGGTTGATATACCAGCGGGCCTTGTGTAGGTCTTCGAGTGCATCGCCCTTCAATCCTGCCCGCCATAGGTACTTGATAGCAGCACCTATGTTGTAGACAAAGTGCTCGACTATGACGATACACTCCACACCGCTCGGATGCTGAGTATAGTGCGGCGGGTGATTCACCAGATCCGTTCCGGTCGTCTTCCCGAAAGTCATCGATCCGCTTCCCCCTGCTCTCCTGCCGGGCATTCATCGCCATGGTTGTAGGCTGCGACGCTGATATCATCTAGATTACGGAATGGGCCTAGCTTTAGACCGCATTCAGGACATATAACGACAACCTCTTGCGGGATGAGTAGCCATTCATGTTCATTCACCAGGCTCGCCTATTTCTGCTGATTCCAGGAACGTCGTGCAGATCGAGGATTTACTGGCAGTTCGTCGTCTTCGTCTTCATGACATGTCTCGCATACCCACCCGTCAACGGAATGGAACACCTCGTCGACCCCGGCTTCAATCGGGTTTCCGCATCCGTCACAGTCCGAATCGAATCTGGCTATCATGGTCCATCACCAGGCTCGCCCCAGTCTCCCCAGCGTTCCTTGTCGGCCCGGAGGTAGAATCCGATGTAGTTGATGAGGTCGATGCCGCTATCGTCATGCCGCTTGCCGTGGATCCAGGCGCGCTCCCACAACCGCATGAACTTCTTGCGACAATCGGCCAGCGCGCCGAGCCGTCCGGCCGTACGCCAGGTACCTCCCTCAGGATCCCAGCCGCGCTCGCACATAATCGTCAGGCACAGCCTGAACACCTCGTCCAGCTGGCAGATGGCGTCGGGCGTGGGATCAAGGCCAATGGCCTCAAGGTACGACGCAGCCGCGTCATGGCCTTTGTCGTTGGCGAGGGACAGGTCGTTATTCATCGGGGCCTCCTTGCGGCGCTGGCATGTAGTGGCTCTCTGGGGTCGATGTCGGACCAGTAAGCCGGACCCTCACCCTTTTCATGGTGTGCCTCGACCCGATCACGGATGATGCACCAGCGGTCGGTGGGCGCCATGAACTCGCATTTTCCGGTCGAAAAGCATACCGGCTTGAACAGCTTGCAGATGGCGATCTGCTGCCAGGACTCGATTGCCGGACCGTAGGCGCGGATAGCATCGAGCATCAACTGCCAAACCAGCTTCCATTCGTACTGCGCCTGGGAGCACAGACGAACGCCAGCTTGCTCGGCTAGGTTGCGTAGGTTGGTCTTGTAGTGGACGCGCGTCGCAATGTTCGTCGGCAACAGCCCGCGCGCATCCTCGGCCGGTATGCCGGCATTGATCAGGGCATTGTAGCTGTCAGCAACGTGCCTAACTGCTCCTTCCCAGATAACGCGCTGCGGTGCATCGTCTTTGAGGCTGGCGATGCTCGGAGGTGTGACTACCTCAAGCACAGCGTTCTCCTTGACGGCGAACCGTAGGCTTTCTTGCACGTAGACAGCTGTCCGCTGGCGGACTAGCTGGTGCGTGAATGCCCGGCTGACACCCTCGATCAGGAAATGCAGGTCGATAAACTCCAACGGTGCCTGTAGCTTGTTCTTCGTCGCGGAGTCCAGCCATTCCAGAGCTGTCAGGACGTCAATGTTCTCTGGGTTGTGAACCGGGCGACCCTGGTACATCTCGCTGGCGGCCGCCATTACCTGAAGCGGCCGAGGAGTCATGTGAACAAGCGTGACCTTTGGCTCAACCGGTGCTCCGGACGCAAGGGGCACAGCAGTGAACATTGCCTCGTCGGCATACTTGACTACTGTCGTGCCCCATTTGCCTCCTGGCCCTTCATCCTCCGGGAATCTCTGGCGTCCCGGAGCGTCTGGGTCTTCGCGATACAGATCGCTGTCGATGTCTGTCATTGAATGCCGTCCCAATCTGTCTGGTGGATCATGGAGTAAAGGGCTGTCCTGGTATCGTAGTACGCATGGTCGATCCAGGTCTCGTTGTGCCATTTGCCGAACCGGCCGGTACGCAGCACCCGTGGATGACAATTGCACGTTGTGCTGAGCGGCTTACGGATGGTCACGTCCGGGGTGCGCGGTGCCTCATCGGGCTTGTACTCGGTCACCTCGTGCCCGAATATCTCGGACGACCTAACCCAGGGAATGTCCGGCCTGGCATTGTATATCACGGTATTGGCAGGCTGGCGCGGATAGCTGGTGTGGAAGAACAGTGCGATAGGCACAGCCTTGAAATCATGTGTCCATCGCGAGAGGCAGAGGCTTGGCAGCGGTGCGGTATTGACGACCAGGTCAGCCTCTGCCGTAAGCGGTTCCACATCGATCGGTAGAAGCTCGCGGTCCTCAATCAGGTCGCTGTACATCTTCCACATTTTGTTGTAGGCATCCTGAAGAGACCAGGTGTGGAATCCTGGCTCTAGGACGTCGCCGTTGATTGCGATGTTGACGTCTCCGTACAGCTTCAGCCGGTAGTCAAGAACGCTACCGCCGATCACGAGCTGGCGTACGTATCCGTTCGGCTGTGTGGTATTGATGCCAGGGATCGGCCGGTGCAGCATTACCGGCCCACGTTGCGGACTTTGCTTCTTCGGTGCGATAATCCGGACATCGGCCTCCAGGCCGGCAGCCGCGTGTGCGGCCGCCAGCCCGGCAGGTCCACATCCGATTACGACCACTTTCGGGTCCATTAGATGTGCTTCCCTTCGACCCAGGTCGCTGCCATTGCTGCTAGCTGGATCAGGTCTTGCTCGAGTTTGTATTCGTCGACTGGCTGATTTCCGACGTCGGCTTCGTTCAGGCTGCCTGCTATCTTGCCTACCTTTTCCATCAGGAGCCGCAGGCGACGTTCGTCTCGGCCATAGAGAATTGACTTTATCCCCAACCGCGAATGTGCCTGGTACGATTCTTTCTGTATGGCGTTGACAGTACTGTTACTCAGGAATACCGGCGGTACTTCTGTGGCTGTCATGCGATATTGGCCTCCCAGTGGAAACCTCCTGCCAGGTCTTTATCCATAAGACCGGCTCTGTATCCGGCATCGTATGCTCTGTTGATCAGCAAGATTACGAATTCTACATTTTTCGCCGGCATCGTTGCCATGTCCGCTACATCATCATGCTGCTGTTCGGCAAGCTGTATTTCTGCCTGCTCTGCTGCGCGAATTAGTGAACGGTACATCTCGGTCACGGTGCTAGGCACTTGACTTCTCCCCTGGTCTTCCCCGAATGAATGGTGCTTAACTAAGCGTCGCCACAACGCCGGATGGTAGTCGTTCGTTTATTGACACGGTATTCCCTGGATGTCTTGCTGGACCTGACGGAACTCTCTGGCCAGATCTAGAAAGGAGGCTCCTCCTCATCGACCTCCGCAGCCGTACGCCGACCACGGCTCGCTGGCTTGGTCGTGGCCGCTGGCTTGGTCGTCTTCGTGGCTGAGGCCGAGCTAGCCGCGCGAGCGGAACGAGCCTTGGCGGTAGGCTTGGCCGACTCGGCCGCGCGCTTAGCTGGCTTACTAGTGGCGCGCCGACGAGGCGGAGCCGGCTCCTCCTCTTGCTCTTCCTCGACTGCGACCTCTTCCTCTTCCAGGTCTTCTGGCTCCGGCTCGTCCTCTGGCTCCTCGCCTTCATCGTCATAGAGCCAGGTACCGATACGGGCCTGCCATTCACCTTGGTACCGCTCGCGGTCGGTTATGACGAGAGACCACGCCGCGTCGCTGTCCTCGCCAAGAGTCCACGCACCGATCTTCGTGATGGGCGCGCCGACGTTGTCGTCCTCGTCAGCGATGATGGTCTTGGTCTTGACGTCGCGAAGTGAGAATCCGAACCTGTCAAGGAATGGCTTCCACTTCCACTTCGAGCTGGTGGTGAGCGCGTAGTTCTCCCAGAATGGGCAGCCGTCGAATTCCTTCTTGTCGCCTTCGTTCTCGGCGGCGACATACAGAATCTTGATCATCGCCTGCCCAGCCTTGGTCTCGGTCCACCAGGCCTTCCTCACGTAGCCGTTCAGGGTTGTGCTCTTTGGCGGGATCTCTCCGGTGTAGGTAAGCTGGGCGTCCTCTTCGTATGGAGCATTCTCCAGCTCGTCAAAGTCGATGTCGTATTCGTCAGTCTTCAACTTCGGCATGTCTCTCTTCCTCTCTGCCGTCGAAGTGAACGTGGTCTAGCTTGTCGTGGTTGATTTCATGATCTCTGGCGTGCTGTTCGCGTGTCCGGAGATGCATCGTCCTTCCGTGTCTTTTCTGGCAATGCTGGACGAATAGCTGAGTTAGCCAGACATTCGGGTTGTCTACGACTTCTTTATGTGGCCTTTTCCTAGGAGGCATAACTGTTGTCCAATGAGTCGTAGATCATGCCGATGAAATCCGACATTGCCGTATAATCGCCTTCCTCTACATCTTGCCACCGTCCGAGCGCGTTGTAACGATCCTTTGCGAAGTACGGTGGGAATGGCTGCGCTAGTGCGCGACGGATCCTGTTTTCGGTCCGGCTCTTCTGTTCCGTTACTGCATAGTATAGCGCGACTGAGAACTGGCTGGAAACGTAGTCGCTAATAGTGTATCCCTTGCCCGTTAGGTGCGGGATAACCAGGTCGTCGCCGTTCTCGTTCTCTGTCATCATCGCCGTTGTGATGAATATCGTATTGTAATGCGCATCAATGATCCGGTCACAGAAGCGCTTGAATCCATTCTGCCATTTCTGGTGATCCTGGATGGCAGGGATGTCGAGATCTCGCATGGCGTTCTGCTCGTTGATCATCCGGAGAATCCAGCGGATGTACAGGACCTGCATCTTTGTGCCAGAGTCCACGACTAGCCAGTCTTCCGGTGACAGTTCATTGTCGGCCTTGTTTAGCCCGGCAACTACGTGCTCCCAGTCAGGCGCTCGCATTACTTGGGCCTTACTTCCAGCGCGCTTAGCTGCCACGACTCCGGTCTCTGTGCTTAGGAACACGGTCCGGTAGTCGCGCGCTGCCCCTCCGGCGAGCACTGTCTTGCCATGGCCGGCCGGACCGTACAAAAGAATGTTGATCGACTCATCGAAATCAGACAGATCTTCAATCTCGATCTCGACGTCGGCCTCTCTGATAGTAGCGGGTGCCTCCCTTGCTGACTTGGCTGAAGTCCTACGTGCTCCGCGTGGTGGCATTACATTCCTCCTGATGTGCTCTTGTAATCGTCGGCGTATGGGTCCTGCTGTGTGTAGTTGCTCTGGGCCATAGCTTTCCAGGCATTTCCTCCACGCTCGTGTAGCAGGCACATGTCCCAGAACGGACAGCGAGGGCAATCACGAGTTGGGGTCTTAGTCACCGGGATGGTACCGTCGCGCATGGCATTCATGACAGCTACGTCGTCGGCCAGTCGGCGCATCTGCACAGCCCGTTCCCTGGGGCTGCGCTCAATCGGCTCAGGCCGGACGAACAGCGGTGGCGGCTGCCGCTTAGACACGGAGCCGTCCTTGTTGAGTTTCAGCCCTGCTTCGTCTACCGGCCGGTCATCAGGCCTAGCCTTACGGAGGAAATTGTACTGAATGCCGGCGATCTCCTCGCCTGGCTTCAGAATGCCCTGACTACGGAGAACCGTGCCAGCCACGGCCCAGTAGGCTCCGGCCTGCTCGTCAAGCTCGAGATAGGCAGTTGCTACCTGGCTGGCGGTCTTGTGCTCAAGCAGGTAAATCTGGCCATCGGCCTCGTCTCGGAACACGCCATCCCAGCGCGAGCGGAAGTGTGCTATCGGCTTGCCATCACGAACAACTTTGACGCCAAATTCGCGTTCAGTTGCGAGTATGTTCCAGTCATGATCCTGGCCGTAATGCTCAACATAAGCTTCAAGCATTGCGATCCCGAGATCTTTGGCGTCCTCCCAGACAGGGGCATCATACGTTTCGTCAAGATATGTCTTTGCGTACGCAATTTCGTCGCCAGCCCATTCCCGGAACGTCTTGGCTGGGTGCTGTCCGCGCCGGAGACCTGGCTGGTACCAATTGGCCAGTGCTTCGTGAATGCCGAGACCGAACCAGAGCGCGTCGGCCTGGCCTCCTCCCTTTGGCACCAGGCCCATTCTGTACTTCCACCACCAGAACTGTGCGCACCGTTTCGCGGCCGAGCGTTCACTTGTGTGTATGATTGGTAGACCAGACATGCTCGCCTTCTTTCTATGGATCCCTCATGGCCCTGCCCGGACATCCCATGTCATCATGGCGGCCTAAGCGGAGTATGGCGCTCCTCCCGGGCAGGACAATCAGGAAGTCAAAGATGGACCTGCCCCTGGCTCCATGATTGTAGGAACCGGGGGCAGGCTGCTTAGCCAGCCTTGTTCTTCTGCCGCTCTCCATTCATCAATATGGGGCCTCGGCCGTCTGGGCTGGGCGACCGCGTCGTGCGGTCTTCTTGGTCGTGGTAGGAGCAGGGGTGGTCTCAGCCTTCGCCGCACGCCCGCGCCGCACGGGCTTGGCCTCGGCTTCCTCTTCGTCGGCGTCTCCGTTCCCGGATGCTCGTGCTGCCTGTCGCTCGGCGCGCCGCTCCTTGTTCATGTCGGACTTCTGAAATTCCATCCGCAGGGTCCCGCCGAGTCGGACGCCATTCCGGAATGCGTCGTTCTCCTTCTGGGTCGGGAACGCCTCTCCTTCGTAGACCTCCTCGACGATCCAGTCGGCAAAGTCGACCATGGTAGGCGTCGGGGCCTTGTCGGCGTAGACGGTGTAGTCCTTATCCTCTTCCTCGTCGGTTTCCGGCTCTTGTGCGGCCGCTTGTGCTCTTGGCATGATAGCCTCGCTTTCCTTCTTGGGCAACGTTGTTCGTGGCGGACCAGTTATAGAATGAGTATAGTGGGTGACTGTTCTAGGCGCTACTTTTGCACGCCTATTCCCGGTATGTTCCTCGATTGAATAGGTGAATTCCGGGGTCCGGCCAAGACAGACGATCCGGATATACCCATCGGGTACCGGCTCAGCGTTCTCACCGAATTCCGCAGCTATCTGAAGCAAGCGCCTAGCGCGATCTCGTGAGTAGCCGTACTTGTCTTGTAGCTGCTGCCAGGCTTCCTGTGTCTTCATCACTCGCCTGCCATAAGGGCTAGCGGCCTGATCTCGATGTAGAAGCCGGGAGCGGACGTGGCATACTTGTCTTCCAGTTGCCGCCTGAGTACCTTGGCTGAATACTTGCTGCTGCAATATTTGGAGAACACGTACCGGCCGTTCTCGCGCCGGACGATGACTTCGTACTGGAACGGCTTGCTCGTCTTCATCATTCACCAGCTGTCGGTAATCCTGTCCGATGTATTGCGCGTAAGCGGGCGGAATTGCCTCGTTCAATTCGTCGCGGCGCATCCAGCTAATGTATTTCCCCCTCGATCCAGGTTGCGGCCATCGCGGCCACCTGAATCAGCTCGATCTCCAGCTTGTCACGATCGACTGGCCGTCTTTCAATCTCCGCGTCGTTTAGCTCCCTTGCTATTTCGCCTACCTCTTCTGCCAAGATCCTGAACCGGCGATCATCGCTGCCATAAAACATTGAATACTCGACGTGCCGGGAATGCGCCCGGAATGCCTCGGCCTGAATGGCATCCATGGTTAGCTTGCTGATTAGCAGCTTGGGTACGGTTGACATTATCCTCTCCACATTCTTTGGACTTTTCCTGCCGGTAGATTCTCTTGATCATTGCGCGTCCCCAATCACGCGGCTTATCTCCTTGGGGTCAGCATTCAATATGGTCTGCCGTTGCTCCTCGCTCATCCCGGCGATCCAGGTGTCAACCGTTCCGACGCTGGCGAGCCGGTAGACCGTAACCTGGTGCACACGGCTGACGCGGTGAATCCGAGCCTCAACTTGCCTGGCCTCGTCCGAAGTCCACGGCATGTCAAGAAATACCATCTCGTCGGCCGTGTCGAGCGTAATCGACTCACCACCGGCCGAGCTGTTCAGGCAGATAACCTGCACCTCATCATCGGGATCCGCAAACCGGGCCACGAGGTCGGTCCGTGCCTGATCCTTTGTCGCGCCGGTCAGCGTCAGCACCTTGAAGCCTTCCTTGCGGAGCACCTCGGCCGCCAGCTCAACCATCTTGCTGAACGAGGAGGCAACCACGACACGCGCGCCGGTATCCTCGCGCTCCTGCATGAATTCGGCCAGCCAGTCAAGCTTGCTGGACGGTAGGGTCGGAATCACCTCCTGCGCGTCGCCGAGGCTGCCGTAGGCATCAGCAAATTGCCGCAGCCTAGTGATCTCCGCCAGTACCCCAGTGGCGAGGATACGGCCATTAGCAAGCGTCGCCGAGGCGTCAAGAGCCATCTGCCGGTATGCCTTGGCTTGCTGCGGATCCATGTCGATCTGAACGTACTTGGGGCTGCTTTCGTCGCCGGAGTCGATAGGCGTACCGGCATATGCGATTGGAGGCAGGTCAGGAGCCGCTGTCGTCTTGTCGCGCTTCAGGTAGTATGGGCGCAGCATAGCGTCCCAGGCAGCTTCGTCTACTGGCCGGGGCGACTTTTCTCCGCCACCGACCACCTTGCCATACACGCCTCTTTCGACGCCAAAGTGCGTCTCGGCCCAGCGCCAGTAGCTGCCGAAAACATCCGGCCGGCACCAGTTCAGCGTGCCCCAGCCCTTAGTCAGCTTAGAACGGAATGGCGTGCCACTCAGCGCGATGGCTAGGCCATCCGGCTTGAGCTGCTTCCGCAGACAATACGCTCCATAGCGGGCTTGCGTGATCCGCTTAGACTGGTAATTGGCTGTGCTGGCGAGTAGGTTATGCGACTCGTCGAACACAATCGCATCCCAGGTCATACCGAACAGAGACGGCCAGTTGTACTCGGCACTATAGCTGTGACGGCATCCGCTCGTCTGGCACATATCGCCTAGGCCGTTCGGGCAGACCACGACGCGCTTTGCCCGGACCATCTCGATGTTGATGATGAGCATCCTGCGCGGTGCGTCCGAAGCCGCGAATTCCTCTATCACGCGCTGGCGTTCCTTGGGGCTGCCCTGGGCCACGTACGGCTCGATCGTCGGGCACCACCGCAGCGTCTCGCGCTCCCATACGGTGCGGGTAGCGGTACGCCGGCAGGCCACGAGAATCGTGCGGGCATTGTTCTGGAGCAGCGCGCCGAGCGTCTGGAGCGTCTTGCCTAGGCCCGGATCGTCACCAAGGATGCACTGCTTCGCCTCGGCCATGAAGGCAGTACCATTCAGCTGATATGGACGGTTCCGCATAGCAGCGAACAGGTCGGGTGCTTCCTCGGCAACCTTTTCAAGCCAGGATTCCTCTTCACCCGTATATCCGTGCCGCAAATTCTCGAGCCGGAGAGCCTTGTCAATCTCGCCCTTCGCCCAGGCAGCCAGCGCGGTGGAAACCTTGAGGTCGCTGCCGAACACGCGACGCAAGAACCGGCAGGTGTCCATCGTGAGCGGCAGGCGCCATTCCTTGTGTGTGGCGTTCCAGCGGGCACCCGGTACCGTCCTGACTTTGTCAACCATGCTGCGATCGAACGGAAAGCGAACCAGAATCCGCTTGCCGTCTGTGTGGCTAATTACGGTAGTCATCAGTAGTCACCCTTTCCGGCGCCAAAGCGTGGGACGTCCGGGAACTCCCCGAGGTACTTGTACTGCAATGGCTCCTCCAGGTACTGTGCCCAGCCGCGCGCCATGACGGCCAGCTCAAGCGTATACCAGTACAGCGGATACTTGGACCGCAGCGCTCCGCGAACAAAACGAGCGTTCTCCTCGGCCCGAATCTTCTGTGTCTCTTGATTGTCCATTGGGTCTCGCCTCCACCTACAGTGTACCGTAACACCACTGGTGCTCGCTACCCGCTCGCAGTATCTGACGGTACCGAGATCGATGAGCTAGGAGCTGGCGTAGGTGCTGGCGGAGCAGACGTAGGCGCTGGCGAAACTAGCTGAGTTGGCGCAGGTGTAGGCGGAGCAGACATAGGCGGAGCAGACGTAGGCGCTGGCTTCGGAATCGGCTGGCCAACCGGGGGCATACTGGTGACCGGAGCTGGCGGCAAGGAGACGCTAGTTGCCGGAGCTGGCACAGGAGGGACCGTACCGCTTGTGGGTGGCTGCGGAGAGGCCGGGACCGGGACCGGGACCGAGCTTGGCGATGGTTGCAGGCCTGGTGCCGGCTGCGATCCAGGCGATGGCTCAGGCCCGCTCGTCACGGTAGCGGGAGGGTAAGTAGCCACCGGGCCGGCGGTCGACGCTGAGGCGCTTGCATTCGGACGAAGAATGACAGGCGGTTGAGTCGGCCGAGCGAGCACTAGCGGAGGGACGCCGGGTAGCGGCTGCGAGCTAGGCGTAGGCGTCGGGACTGCGGCCGCTACCGGCGTCGGCGTCGGCGTCGGAGCCGGTGATGCATGAATGTGTACGATTGCTGGCGGCAGCACCTGCACCCTTAGCTGCTGAGCATGTAGGTATATGCCCCCGCACACCGCGACGGACATTATTAGCAGCCCGGTTCCGGTACGCCCAGGATGCTGATGTAGCATTTCATCGCGGATCCAGTGCACCTTACCTCTTCCGGAGACGTCTTACATTTACATTCACCTGCATTTCCTCGGCGCGCCGGGCGATCAGCTCTATCTCAACCATGGCTCGCCTGTCCCTGTAGTCGATGTTAGACGATCCAGGCGGGGCAGCGTAGCCGGGAGGATATACGATAGCGGGCCAGACCCCATCGTCGATGTATCCGTTACGGCTGAGCCGGACCAGATGCGCTCCGCAGAACTCGCAGTCTGTCTCTATCTGGTAGACTCCCTGGCGCTCGGTCGGCACTATTTGCGTGTGCCTTACATCAGTGATACCGTACCAGCGATGCTTCCGGCCATACCGGCATTCGAGAGCCAGCGTGTCTGTCTTCTCTACAAATTTACGGAATGCCTCGGGTGTGGTCACGATTCCTCTTTCCATGCGGAAAGGCCGCCACTAGGACGGCCCTTCCTTGGTTGCTGTTAGTTGAGCTTTGCGGCGTCGGCCTCGAGCAGTTCCCTGGCCTCGCGCACTGTCAGGTGGGCGGAGCCTTCGCCTTCAACGTGGAATGGACTTTGGCTGCGGCAGTCCGGCCCGATGCCGAGCGCGCGGGAGGTCTCATCGGTGAGGTGCCGGTTGCAACGGTAGCAACGACCGAGCTGCTGGCCATAGAGCTGGCTGGCGCTGGCTGGTCCCGCCGCACGAATGGCGTCAAGCGCTGCCTTTTTGGCCGACACGACCTTGACCGGGACGTCCGGCCGACCACCGATCACACGCTTGATGAAGGTGTATCCTGCCCACTGACCTTCGGTCGGCCGGTCAACGCGCCAGAAGTCAAGATCGTTGTGGCCGGTAGGGCTGGCGGTCGCGTAGTGACCGGCCGGGATGTCGGAGTAGCGGTCGGACACTTGCTTTGGCGCGGTCTTCTTGTGAAGGTGCTCTCCGGTGTTGCAGAACACGTGCCACTTGCCGTCAATCTTGGTGATGTGGCCCGTTTCGGCCTCGACCCACCGGCCGCACATCGTGCACTTGCCGGCGAAACGGTTCGGCCGCTGGCCATCAGTCCTGGTCTCAACGCCGCTTGCGTAGTGTGTCTTGGCGTCGCTCGCGTAGCAGACCTTGACTTCGGCTACGGTCTCGTGGCTCTGGCGGCAGCTTCCGCATCGAATACTCATCTGGGCTCGCCTTCCTCGGTCTGGGGTTCTACCTACAGTATACCTGTAGCCGAGGACACACGCTACCCCATTGACCGAAAAATACAGCAGCCCTGTGCGGGCGGGACACAGGGCTGCTGGCACAGTGGCTAGCTGGTTGCTAGCTATAACGATACAGTAAGACTACGGCTACCGTGATGTAAGCCAGCCACCCTACGTTGGCCGCTAGGCGTAGGGTGGCACCTTGAGCCGCGTGCCGGCGTTCATGACGAGTCACCGGGACCTTGGTCCTTGGCCGTACTAGGCGTAGCACGCGGCGATGAAGGTTGTGGCTGCGCAACAGATGCCAGGTCGGAAGCAGCAAAGCACAGGCGGCCATCCACATATTACTTGACCTTGGCCTTCAGCGTCTTGCCGTCCGGGCTGAACGCCAGCTCAACAGCATCCTCGGAAAGCCAGTCAGCCTCAGCCGTAATGGCGTCAGCGTCCTTAACCTTGGCCGGGACCGAGGCCGGAGCTGCCCCAACCGCAACAACGGTAGCCGGGATCTCGCGTGGCTTCGCCCGGTGCCAGCGAACATACAACATCGCCAGCTTGGTCATGCCAAAGAGGAACGCCAGGGCGAATATTGTGCAAGTCGCTATCACCAGCGTCTCAACGATGACCTTGTGGTAGATCCACACTGTGACGATAATACCGGCTAGCAGGAATACCCCAACACCGGCAGGGCTGCATTGTGCCATACTTACACTCCTGATCATTCGGGTCCTCATACTGCCTTTCCTTTCCTGTTCTCCATGGCATAGTCGCGGAGGTACTGTGGATCGTCATAGAATCCCTGTACCCATGTTCGCTCCCTGCCATGCACCATGCAGATTTTGCCTGGCCCAGTCATGATTGGTTCGTATGGCGGGCCTATGGTTCTTTCCCATTGTGGCTTCAGGTAGCCTGCCATGCCAAACACTCCGAATGTCATCTTCAGTGACTCTCCGCCGAGTGCCCTGTCAGTGACATCCTGGAACATCATCTCACCACGAATTTTAGCCTGGCGACCAAGCCTAAGCAAAGGGCCTATACACTCTGCCCATATTACAGGCTGCGCTGGGTCGCCTGACTTCTTGATATGCCTGTTGTAATAAGACTTCAGGAATCCTGCCAGGTCGTTGCCTTCGTCAACGAGCATCCATATGTTGTTGAATTCCGTGATCTTGGCACGCTTCTCGCGAACGGCTGTATAACGGTCACGCATGATTCCTTCAACTGTGTAGAACATATCCCAGATCTTGCCCATCTCGGACTGCGGATTATCGAACACATGGACTCCGCGAATACCTCGGACATGCTCAAAGCTGATCTGCTTCGTGTCGACACAGTAGATATCGGCCTCGGGATCGTTGTAGCATATCTGGGCAGTTTTTGCCAGGAAGCCAGAGCTTTTGCCAGTGCCGCTGCCGGCGCCACGGCAATGCCAAGGAGTCTCACCGTTGTGGTCGGCATAGTAGACACCTTTGTCCTCCTTGATGCCAACGGCAAATGTGCCCGGCTTGGCCATCTGAATTTCGTCAAGGTGGTCCCGGAACAACGCCATGCTCGGCAGACCGCTCATAATCGGGAACCAGCTCACCGTACGTGGATTGGTCGTCGTGCTCCAGGAGAACCGGATCTTGCCTTCCGTGTGGCTGGAAATGATCTCCTCAACATTACTGCGCGACTTAGTCAGCGCAGCGTAGTTGTCCGGCAGCCGCATGATACCCTGGGATTGAGTCAGACTGAGCAGCGTCATCATCTCAGCAGCCGAGCACCCTGTTTCATAGGCCAGCAACCTTGCGACAGTAGAGACCGGCACATCCGATGCCAGCTGCGGCTCAGTTGAGACAACGGGTTTCGCCGTGGTACTTACCGTCGTGCTGTCGCGCCGGAATACCTCCTTGGCGCGCTTGGTGACGGTATCTGCCCGGCTGAAACTCGGGCTTTTGCTCTTGATGCTAATGCCATTGCTGTACTGGGCCTGCTTCTTCCGAACGACAAGGAGCACAAGAACGCAGAAGCCGACAATCAAAGCAACAGTCACCGATATGACTGTTTTGCGCGGATCAATCGCCATGCCGCAAATTACACCAAGGAACACCGAAACATAAAGGTTGTTCCGCAATGCTCGGTACGGACGCTTGCTCGGGCTGAAATAGACAGCTATTCCCTCCGGAGTCGTCCGAGACGTGTCCATGCTGACGCGTTTCATCCTCTTCTCATCACCGTACGTCTTGCGAGGATCAATATGAAGCCCGGTGTGAAGCTGCCACATTACGCGGTGAAGATGGCTCGGCCGGCCAGCGTGGCGCCATCCCAGCAGTTCTCGCACATATCCATCGAGAATGGTGCAAAGCGCAAAGGCAGTGTATCCGAGATAGACGATGCCGAAGACGATGCCTGCTGGCAGGTGAAGTGCCCGCAATACGAAGGCGGTCATGATTGAACCTTTCGTGCTAGGTAAAGAGCATTGGCCGGGCATTGGCTCGGCATTGGCCGGGCATTGGCCGGGCGTTCGGCATTGACATTGGCCGCAGGCATTGGCTCAGCCTCCGCTAGCGTTTGAGTCACGGTTTGCCTCGTAATACGCCTCAATCGCCTCAACCGGCATGCGGCCGTGCGTGCCTAGGTCGGGCCAGCCATGCTCCTTGGCCCAGGTACGTATCTCCTTGGGGCTCGCATTACCGAATAGCCGGACGACATTGGGTCGGCCGGCGTCCGCATTGGCCCCATTGGCCGGACGCTGGACGTTTGGCTCGGCATTGGCATTGGCTTTGGCCCCATTGGCATTGGCTGCTTCGGCATTGGCCGGGGCCGACGTCCCATTGGCCGGGGCCGGTGCCCCATTGGCCGGGGCATTAGGCGCGCTCAGCGGTGGGCTAGCGGCCTTGATCGGACGCCTAGCGCCATTGCCGGCGACGGCCGGAACGGCATCGGAGGCATTGAGAAGATCCGCAATGCCCGCAGGCACCCACTTGCCGCTACGGTTCTTGCGAGGGAACCAGCCATGCGTCAGGGCTAGGGCGATGAACCGCGCGCCAACAATACCTCGCAAGCCGTCAAGCGTGACGAGCGGGAACAGCAGCCATGCCGACAGGCCCCATTTCGGCAGTGGCGCGGGATACCTCTTGCCCTGGCGTGCTCGGGCCTTCTGGCGCTCTTTCTGCGTCGCCAGGCTGTGAGCCACGACTGCTCCGATCGGCAGGATAGCCCAGAACAGCCAGGCACCATTCATCTCGTGCCCGATCTTTGCGTGCAGGCTGTTGATGTAAGCGGAGATACCCGCGAATGTGAGGACAATGGTCCTAGCCCAGTAGTCGCTGCGCTCGTCCTTGACTGCCTGAATTGAGTAGATACCGGCAAGTAGGGCCACGCCATCAAAGCACGCAGAGGAGCAGACCGCGACATACAAGGGGACACCCATATGCCGAGCAACAGAGAACAGCGACCAGCCACTCACATACAGGGAAGCGCAAAGAATCACGATCCACAGGGATCGACGAGGGAAAGCCTTAAGATAACCCATAGCTCGGCTCCTACCTTGTTTAGGCGTCGGGTCAAGGTCCCAAGCCGGTGCCCCCAAAGCAATCCGGCCTGGGACCGCTTAGCTGCCTAAGATACCTCCTTTTTGGCGTATTGGCTAACCACTCTGCCTAGCAAGCAGTAATTGCACCTTTTTGGCCATATCTGCTAGCACTTCCCTGTCTTCGGGAGTCAGCAGCTGACAGTAGGCCCGATGCTCTATCAGGCCATCAATTACGCTGGCAGCAGACCGGATGATGGAGTGGATGCTGTGGTCGTCCTGCGTGTCTTCGCGCGGCTTACGGTTGCCGACTAGGCGCTTCTCATCATCGTCTTCTTCCTCCTCCACCTGTCTCTGTTCCTCTGCCTTCTTCGGATTCCTAATTTCGTCCGACTGGTATAGTTTGCCGAAGTCTTGCAGCTGCTCGAATGAGTCGAATACATAACCACGTACAATTCCCCAGCAGCGTGACGCCCAGCACACATGCGTCTGGCTACGGCCTATAGCATCAGCAACTACCTGCTGCGTCTTGCCTGACTGAAGTTCCATCCATATCAGCGAAGCTGCCTCCCAGCGTTCTGCCGATGTTGCCTTCTCGCGCTGTCCGGCCGTTCGCTCCAGCTCTATGATCCGTGCTATCCTGCTGTCCATTCCCGCCTCCGTTATTACTAGTAATAACTTAGGATACCGTACAATTACAGCATGATACAGGCGATAGAAACAGATTATGCCGGATACCGATTCCGCTCGCGACTAGAGGCGCGCTGGGCTGTGTTCTTTGACACGATAGGTCTGGATTGGAGGTATGAGCCAGAAGGATTCCGCGTCGATACGCCAACCGGCAAGATCAAGTACCTGCCGGACTTCTGGCTCGGAAGTGGGCACTGGGGCGAAGTCAAGGGATACCTAGACCTGGCCTCGCTGAATCGCCTGTACTCTCTGGCTGTCGGCATGTCCAACTGCGGTAAGGGCTGCGACATGGTCGTGTTCGGTGATGTACCGCGCGCCAATAGCTCACTGTGGCCAGCTCAGCTACACACGCACAGCATAGGGCAGCTGTGGGCTGTGCCCTGGGACATTGCTGTGGGCTGCCCGCTACGGACTCGGCCTCGCGTGGCAGTCACCGTTGATGAAGCAACTGCTGGACATCTTACGGACGGTTTCCCTTTCGGGGTGCCCGACTGGGCCTACGAAGGGCTGTCCGCTGCGCGGCGTGCCCGGTTTGAGTGGGGCGAGCATGGCCGCTAGCAATAATATATCAGGAATCCAAGGCTCATGGCGCAGGACGCTATACAGACCCAGATAGTAATCCGGAGGAACAGGTCATCGGCATACACTATCCGGAAATCACGCCATATTTCCGTGAACCACTTCATGGCCGAGTCCGTCCGCTAGCGGCATGTCGCGCTGGATACCGTGCTGCTGTGGCTGTACGGGCCTGTAGGGCTGGAGCGGTGAGGTTCCTGGCTATTAGCACCAGCCCGAGGATTCCTGCCAGGCAGACCAGTACAGCCACGAGCAACAGTACCGACATGCTGATGGTGGCTCCGCCTACGTTAGCGCTGACATGCGCATGGGCCATCCAGACCACGAATACCAGTCCGGCCAGGATTGCCTTCAGGTTGATGCGTTTCATTGTTCTCTCGCCTCCTGTCGATAGGTAGAGCCTAGCGGATAAACTGCAGTTCCGCTAGGCCCTTGCTGTTCTCCTCAGGATTGCTATCCGATGTAACCGTTGCGCCGCAGCCAGGTCAGGTCGTCAGGCTCGCTGTACGCCGCGTGCTCGATCGCCTCGATGGCCAGGTTAGGATCGCTCAGAAACTTGTCGCCGTCGTCGTCATCGACATTGGCCTGGTGAACAGCCAGGACCTTGCGGACTAGAGTCAGGGCCTCGCTGTCCGTCTTGCCTGGCACATGGGCATATGGGCAGTCGAACAGGTCGTGAATCTGGCAGTAGCGCTCTAGCATCGCCTTGTCATCGGCCGCGTTGTCGTGCGCGTCATTCATGACCGGTTTCTCCATCCATTACGGAATCCGATGCCGAATATCGCGAAGCAACCGCAAAGAACTGCTGGGGTCCCTACCGCAAAGTTGCCATAGAGCATCAGGACGATGCCTAGCATAATCCCCACGCTAGCGAAGAGCATTGTCAGTCGTTCCATTTCGGCCTCCTTCGTTCGTCCTGTAGACAGTATACCTCGAACTGCAAACTGAGGAAAGGAGCTTTGCGGCAGATTTGTACATGCGAGCGTAGTGGCCGCTGCCGGCAGGCCATACGTTTACACCACCGTAGTGCCGCTCGCCAGCCAGCGTCGCCTACACGACCAGGAGGCCCGGCTCCCGTAGGAACCGGGCCTCGTGCTGCGGGCCATCAGATCTTACGCCACAGCCGGTTGTAGTAACGGCCGACGTGTCGGGTGACATGGCGCCGAATGAGGCGCTTAGCCAATACGTCCGGCCCGCGCTCGGCAGCCTCAACGTCACCCATCGTG